CATCGCAGTGTTGACCCATTCCATGGCTCCTACTTGTTATCTTTTGTCAACACACCTATAAGGCCCACGATAGATAGTCCAACGGCAGTGTAAGCCGCAGCATTCTCAGGGCTGATAGCGATTCCAAGTCCAGTTAACGCAGCGAAGACCCCGCGCCAGGTTGATGCCTCAGATAATCTCGTTAAGATGTAGTCCATACTGTGACTCCTTTATAGTTTGTGCCGCCAAACATTCTAAGGGCTTGCCAGCATAATTGACTCCTGATGTAGCCTAATCCCTCTTCACGAATCATGTCGTAAAAGAGTTGGTCTGCTAAGGTTCTAATGACAATCCCTGATCTGTAAAGCATGTCGTGGGTAACCCCGGCTCGTCTGACTTGGTACGATGTCGGTAGGACACCAAGGGCTGTCCATGCGATCCTGGGCACGGAGCTGAAGTCTGTAATGAAATCAGGCTGTGCTGTGAATGTTCTGCCAAGCCTTGGTGAGTAGTAAGAGAGAACCTCATCAAGCTTGAATAGGTTTGTGCCTACAACCCAACCCCCACTGACGTTTCTATCAAAGGGCATTGATCAGCGCCTTTAGCGTTTCATCTTTAGAGATTGAATCCCCTGCGCTCATCGTTGCGCCACATAGGTCTAGGTCAGGCGATTTAATGTCCTTTAAAAGCGACATATATTCAAAAGAGCATATGCCTGACTGATCAACTTCAACACGTCCTGAGACACAACCAACTAAAAGGAGGAGTAAGAGGGGGATGAGATATTTCATAGGATCTCCACAAAAAAAGCATAAAAAAAGACCAACAGAGAAATTCCCTATCGGTCTTGTATTTACGTTGGCCCCCAACCCGGTCAAGAGGGAGAACCAATTAATTTTGTAACAATATTATAGCGCGATTATGGGTTAAAAGTCAAACATTTATACCCAAAGCTGCAATAAAAACGAGAAGTATAATCGGGACTCCAATTAAGATGAACACCGCCCACCCCACCATCTGCGTTCCAGTAACTGATGGCACGGTTGCAACCACACCTAAACATGCCAAAGCGCCACCAATGACCAAATAGCCAATAAAACTAAGCAGTGTTGCCATTATTTATCCCTCTGGTTGAAAACTTTATTGAACTGCTTCGCCAAAATCTGCATCTTCTCGTTGACCCGTCTTGCCCCGGACTTATCACCAGCGTCTAGTAAGGCGTAGCGATCTTTACGCATCCTAGATATCTTCTTTTTGTAGCCATTTGCGGTCTTATGGAGCCTGTAAATAGGGTTCTCTTTAATATATGCAGACCGTTTTTCAACCTGCATCTCCTTGGCATTCTTTTTCACCGCATCAATACTGTTAAGGTTATCATAAAAAGTGTTGAAGTCAACGTGCGGAGTCTTTTCTTGGTAGACTTGGCGTAGGAACGGAATGTCTCTTATCTGTAAATCACCTTCAAAGGCTTTCACTGGGACATCAAGAGTTCTTCCAACCGTTTTACCAAGGCCACCAAAGGCAAATGCGAACAGGTGGTCAAACGTCTCTGGAGACACATCAATCATTCCAGACTTCCAATCATTTCCAAAGGTTACATCATTCAAAAACTTAGCAGCTACCTTTGATGGTGCTGATACACTTCTGAAATAAAGTTGGCTATCTGGCTTCTGTGCGCCCCAAGGAAGGTTCTCAGGCATAATATTACTGTTCATAAAGTTTTCATTGGTTGCAATTTCTACTAGCGGATCTGCCAATGTTGGGGCAATAATTTTTAACAGCCCTTCATCGCCACCCAATGGGTTAAACGCATTCATAACTGCCGACATCATAAACTTAGTGGCCTCCACTGGCGATTTTCCACCATCACCTGCGGCCCAGTGGAGAATGTCGTTAATCGCATAGCCAGCGGCTACAAAAGTGTTATAACCGTAAGGAAGTTTTACCTTAAACTCTCCCTCTCCAGCCCCAAATACAAAGTTTGTTTGTTTAGTAAAGTCACTAACCTTATCCCATTTATTCACACCGTCATCATCATCACCAGCGGATAGGCGGTTTAATTCAGCCAGCCCCACAGACATGACAACAACTCCACCCATTATCTTTCTAACTTTCTTATTTTTCAATGCCGAAAATATTCTTGCGCTCCCTTGGACTCCAGCGTTAGCAAACATATACATTGCGTTCATTGCTGGGCCAAGTTCCCCATGTCTGGTAAAATTGACAGTGAGGTTAAGGGCTAAACTTGCGGCTTCAGACTCTTCCATTCCACCTTCAACGGCCACCTTAAATGCAGAGAGTCTTACAGCATTCTCAACTGCGGTATTATAGTCACCAATAAAGTCACCAAGTAACAGGAAGTTTTCTTTTGTGGCGTTCCACATCCCGTCTTTAGTCGCTAGCTTGAGTTTCTCCTGCCACTCGTCAAGACCACGTAGATCCATGAATGATACTTGACCGCCAGCATCTTGAAACTTCTCATAGATTTTTCCATATTCACTGGTCTTATCGCCTTTTCTGAGGTTATCCCGTATCCCCTTCATCGCTGGGAATACACCTTTAAGAACTTTTGCTGCCATCCCTTTAGATTGTTCTGCGGTTAAATGCACCATAGCTGTTTGGATATCACGCTCAAAGTTGGTGACAACAAACTCAGGGTTTAATGCAGTGTTCATCTTGGAAAGGAAACGGGTTACAGTAGCCATCGCTCTTGTAGTTTTGCCCATCTGTTGATTCAGGTTTTGCATTACCCTGTTAAGATCTTCATCCATAATTTCTATATAAACAACAGAACCATCTTCTTTTGTGACTGAGAGCATATCGTTTACAACTCTAGGGTCTAACACATCACGGATAACTTTTTCATTTTCTTGTGATAGCTGTGTTTCAAACTCAGCTAACTCACTGTTTATCACTTCCAACTCAGCCTCAGTATGCGACCCGTTGTTCAGGGCATAATTCCGTTTTGATATTTTTCTTTTGAGTCTCTTTATGGTTGGGTTGTCAACGAGCTTACGCATCGTAGGCATAGTTTTTTTGTCTTTTGGATCACGTATAGCCCACTTTGATATATCTGGATTCTGTTCCACCATCTGCAAGAATGCTCTGCCAATTGTGGCCTTTTCAGCCCTGACAATCGTTGTTCCAATCTGCGAGAATAATTCAAAGATAAGGTTCTCTGCTTTAGAACTGCGTCCAAGTGCTTGCATCGTTCCTGATTTCTTGACATTTACCCCTGTGCCAATTCCCTTACCTTTCTTTTCTTTATCTCCACTCTTCAGAGGGATATAAAACTCGTTCCCAATTTCCCAAGCGTTCATTGTGTCATCAAGCTCTAACCCTTCATTTCTAATGATGTCACGCTGCATCTGGGTGATCTTTCGCACCTGTCCAGCCAAGGTTTCAAGTTCTTCGGTTTTGCCATCACGTTCAAACTTATCCAGTATTTTATCGGCTTCTGCGTTGGTCATCCCCGATCCACCGTCAGGCATCTCTTCGTTGATTTCTGCTATGTGTGCGTTCCTCTGCGGGGCATATTTGGCGTAGAGGTAAGATTCAACTTCTGCCATCGTTACATTGCTCTTATCTATGGCGTTTAAAAGCGGTTGGGCATAATCATTGTAAAAATCTTTCACCCTCTTTGTTGCTTTGTTATTGAATAATTCTTGCGCTGCGTAAGCATTTGCGGCCTTGGTCATCTCCCAACCGTTGGCAATTAACTGCTTCTGGACATTGAGCAATGGGATAAACGTATCCTGGAACTTCATGCGGAGGTAATCAACGGTATTCTTGATGTGAGGCTTGGCGTTATCGTAGGCAGCTTTGGCTGGGCCTAGACCACCGTGTGGGCGTTTTGAGAATAATGCCCCGTCAACACCATGCTTTTCAGCTAGGATAGAGGCTTCAATGCGGTCTTTTTTGGTGTCAAGGTCGGGCTTGATAAGAGGGTCAATGAAAACAATATCTCCGTTTTCAGTTTTTCTCACGTTACCTTTATAGTGGTCTGAGATTATATAGTCTTGCCCTGAAATTCTAAACTGCCCCATGTACTCTGAGCCGGACTTGTCAACTCTCTCAAACCCAAGTCTCTCCATGAATAAGTTAACTTCAGCAACGCTTGCGTCCTCTCCGTGCTGCTGCATATCTTCTTGGGAAACAACTGGTTGGAGTTCACCGTTATGCTCAACAAAGCCTTCTAGCTTGTATTGTGCAAAACCATTATTTAGATAGTTTGTAAGGGCTAGTCTCTGGAAATAGTCTGTGAAGGTGTCGGACATGGTAAAACGCTGACGCTTGTACCATCTTCCATTTTCTAGGTAAACATCGTGTTCTGTGCCACCTTTTTTATCTGATGACTCCCACGATTCATTGAATTGGTCATTGTTAAGCATCAAGCCGTTTTCTTCAGCCCAAGCCTTCAATTCTTTAGATTCTTCTGGGCGAAGAACCTGATTTGCTAACTGAGAGTATTCTCCTTCAGGCCATCCTGATCTGCTAATTTCTTGAATCTGTCGTATTCTGCGTAGGCTTCCTCTTGCGATCTCTTCGGCCTTGGCAACTTGGCTTCCTTCAACATGGATTCGCGTCTCTTCTTCATAAAGTTGTTCTGGTACATAGAGTTGCCTCTTCATGCGTCCCATAACTTCAGGATCGTTTTCAGGGTTGAGGGAGTATTGTACCGCAAGTTTGTCGGTTTGTCCAACGTCCACATTACTACGGTTAGCAAAAGACTTTACCCCTTGTGTCACTAACGCAGCAAAGTCAGCTTCATTCAGCTTTGTGACCGGGACACCATGACGGAACATCCACGCCTTTACTGCCGCGACAATCTTTCGATAGAGACTGTGGTTGTGGTTGGCAGGATTCTCGACAAAATAGGCTAGAGCTTCTTCCGTCTCAAAACCTTTAGCGGTATCTTTTGGAACACGATCAAACGCTTCCTGAACCGACTTGCTATCCTTTAAAGCTTCAAACTGCTTAAGGATGTTGTCACGTTTTGCGGAGAAGACCTTATCTTCAGCCATAAGGGCGTGAAGTCCTTCATGTCGCATAACATATTCAGCGCCGTTTTTTTCTATCTGATCAGCGATGAGAGTGATCTGTCCGTCCTTGTAGTAGCCAGCTATTGATCCGTCTTGTGCGGTAATCGGTATACCAGCTACTTCACCACTCTGCACCACCCGCAACTTACCGAGTTTCTTCAACCGGTTAAGTCCTGCGCCAAGGAAGGTTTTTAGCTCTGATTCGACTTGGGCTGAGGTGTTTCCGGTTGGGGTGCCATTGTAGCCGGGGTCAACGTCTGACACAGTTCGACCCTTGAACCCCTGACCGTAAGGCGTCTCCAGAGATTTTGTTGCCCCGGATTCGTAAACAATGGAGCGACCATTCATATCAACGACGTCTCTCAGAAAACCACGCTCTATCCCCTCTTTCGCCAATATAAAAGTTTCGTCTTCAAATTTAGGGAGAATTGCAAAAACATCCTGTGACCCCGTTTGCCGAGCGAACCGCCTAATGATTGCCTGTAACCTGACGATATTTTTTATGGAACCAATGGGGATTTCCATTATCCCCCTCACACCAGACCGACTATGACCAATAAGAGAAAAGTAGCCGTCTTTTGTTTTTAGTTCGCCGCCAATAGAGACGAGCTGTGTGGCTCCCGTGATTTTTTGCCCCAAAACAGGGTGGGGGACTGATGCCGCAAGTAGGCTGTCTTGGTCGTGAAACTTTTTGTATTCTGTATTTGACTTAACCCCATCCGCAGCCGGTTCAAGCACTGAATACTCATTACTGTTGATAATCACATGACCATTAAATCCACCAACGGCGTCAATGAAGTCGTTTGTTACCAGCCGGTCCCCAGGGGAAGGCGACGTAATCCCTGACGGGTGGTTATGTAATAACCAGTAGCCGTCTGCGCCTAGCGCGTTAATCTGCTTTTGGACATCAAGCATTCCTCTGGTGTTGTTTTCTGGCGTAGAGATCCCGGCAAACATTGCCGTTGCCCCAGGGAGCCTAGATGAGACGGCAGTTTGTCCTACAATTTTTCCATCTTTGGTGATAAAAACCCGGAAGGTTTCAAAGCGTGGGTCGCGGTAGATTTGGGCTAAAGCTGCGAGGTCTTCAGGTGAATTTATTTTTTGCCCGATAAGGGCTGCGCTTGAGGTTTTTTCGAGTTGTTTGGTGATGGCGTTGCCGAGTAGGGAAGGACCTCTTCGATGAGAATCCCTGAGTTCGCCAATGATTGCGTCACTGTTTTTTCGGTCTGCTTCTGTTGATGTCTCACGGTATTCTCTTTCATTATTTACCCCTTCAATATCAACATTATCATAATCTGGGGTCTTGTCAAATAACGCCACCCCTGTGTCGGTTTCTTTGGTTTCGATGGTTGCAAAAAGAGTATCAAATGCTTCCTCTATCGGAGCAAGTTCTTCGGCTAAATGATATGGGTAACGCTCAGGATTGCGCTGGAATTCCTCAATATCTGAAACATTGGCAAGATAGTCATTGTCAAAACCATTCTGTGCCATCTTCGCTATAATATAATTCTCAAACGAACGTGCGGCAAGCTCTAAGGTTCTTGACCAATAACCTTCACTTTTCCCGGCATCAATAGCCTTCGCCCGTTCTGCCATTGGTGAATTGATAATCGCTTCCACAACATCAGCAAAAGCCTTTTCAACAACTGGCCGAACGCCTTCAGGATGTTTCGGATCTTTATGCCAGTTTTCTAGCTTGTAGTAGTTTGATTTTGGGTTTTTCTTATGATATGCGTCAAGTTGTGCCTTGCTGATCCCTTTTGACATTTGTGATTTATGAATATAGAGCGGTTCCGGCTTATGGGTAATGTAGCTATCGTTACGATAAGCCCCTTGGTTGCCCTCAAATACAGCCTCGCCACGCTTCAGAGAGAAGTAATTGTCCATTGCATGAAAGAGCTCATGAGCAAGTGAACCAGCGCCTCTGGTCTTCGTCAAATTAATGACGAAAGTTCCTGGCTCAAAGTGAGCAGACGCCCAACCTGTGCCACGCGAACCGAATCCTAACCCCAACTGGCCTTCAAGTGACATTGCTTTTGCAGGAAGTTTCAAGATAACTGACAGGTCCATCAGGGCATCATAGGCTTGGTTGAGCATCCCCTGACGTTCTTTGGCGTTTTTACCTTGAGATACCCAATTTCCAAATTCGATCCCGCGAAAACCAAAAGCATCCATAAACATCTTGGCAGTAACATCTTTGCCGTTGCGGTAGTCCTGTCCGGTCCTCGGTTTATTATCCTTCTTCCGCATGTCAGTTTTCTTGACGTTATCGCGCTCCTTGACCTTCTCCCATTCAGCAACTAGGTCAGCGTTGTTGTCACGAATGTAACTAAGAGCATCTTTTGCAGTTTTGAAATTTGCTAAGGTGCGGTATTCACGGTCCCCTTTTTTGTTTATGTTATAGCCACGACCATCCCTACCTCGCGCCTCAAATTGCATCTTTTTGACAGCAACATCATCACCAATAGCGGCCTTAATCTCATCGATATTGCTTACTACAGTGCCATCTTTACTGAATTGTTTATACCTTCCGTCAATGACAACATTGAGAAGTGACGAAACAACCTGCTTACCATCAACATAGTTATACGCTTCTGGATACTCCTCAACCTTTCCAATCCGGTCCCACTGGCTACGATCTATCAAGGATAGTAACTCAACCTTTGAGGCGAAGTGTTTAAGTGAGTGCCTATCGCGCATATCGGCAAGGATCGCAGCTTGGTCTTTTGTGCCAGCCTCTATGAGCTTATAGATAGATGAGTGCAACTCCCTAATGTTTTTTACCTTCTCAACCCACCGCTTCACTTTATATTCAACCCGTGGCTTTGCGGGTATTTCTGACCGTGCCGATGTTGCGATTGCCGCAAGGAATGGATCTTCAATACCGTCAATTTCTTTTTTCGGCCATATCTTACTCAGGGGATTGTTGGCGA